AATTACTGCTACTTTTAAATAATTACCATTAACACCTCTGTCTCTTGCTATTATTGCTATATTTGAATTTTCTTCTGCTCTACCAGAATTAAATACAACTGATTCTTCACCAAATTCATCTGGATCTTCTTCATCAAAATCACTTAGTATATAAGCATTACCAGCAGTATATCCTGTAAATGTGCCAGAAGCACCAGGTGAACCATATACACCAGCAAATGTAGCGCTTGGTGCTAATACTCTTGTACAATAAAGAGTATTTCCATATTTTAAAAATCCTGTTGCCGCTAAAATGTCTTTATATGAATTATCATCTGGTTCTCCAAAAGATTCTATTAGTTCATCAACACTTGTTACTAAAACTTGTTTGTTTTCATATCCTTTATATGTATCTTGTAATACAATAACTCCAACACTTGTTGCTACAGCAGGAATTGTTGTACTTAAATCAATTTCATTTACATCTACTAATGGGCTTAAATATAATGCCATAATTTGTTTCTCCTATTTATTTCCTTATAATTTATATTTATAAGAAAAAGCGTATTTTTCTATTTGTTATTATTTATATTTATATTTTTATTTATATTATTTTAAAATAATCATAACTAAAATTTACCATACATTCAATTAATGTTTCTCCATCTCTTTGACTTAATGTTACTTCTCCAAGATTAGTTGGCCAAATTGAAACAAAAGTTAAAGCAAGAACATTTTCTCTAAAGTTATCAGTAATTTGTAAACTAGCATCAACTGAATAATTTGCATGTGTTTCCATATGTTTTTCATAATTATCATTTATATAACTCATCCAATTAAAAAGTATTTGCCAATTATAAAAATTTGCATCAACAACAAAACTAACATTCCATTGGTCAAATAATAAAGAACTACCAACTATTTTTTCTTTTACTCCTTGCCAATCCATTTCAAGTTCACTTATTGTTAAACTTGGTATAACAGAACTAAAAATATTTAATGTTAATGGTTTTGTTGCAGCTAGTGTTATTTCTGCTGGTAATAATGGAAAAACTAAACTATAATTTGTTGGGCTTGCTTTATTTATACTATTACAAAGTGTCATTATGTAAATTCCTCATAACTAAATATTTTATTATCGTCGTCATCTATACTATGACCTATTAATAATTGTTGAAAACCACCAGTTGGTGCGGCTGAAAGAGTTCCACTTCCAAGACCAGCATCAAAAGCAGTTTCATTTATAACATATTGAGTAGCAATTTTTTTAATTATTCCTTGTGTTTCAATAGGTCTAAACATATAAGTTTGTACTTGAAAATCAAGAGTGTAGTTTATTATTCTATAATCTTCATCTGGCATTTCATTTATTATTTCAGGTGTACAACTTTGAAATATTATTTTTACATCAAATACAGAGTTAAGTTCTGGTATAGCTACTTTTATAAAAATATATGGGTCAAAATAAGGAAATATTTGTTCTAATATTTGGTCTGTATCTGACATATGTAAAGACCAAATATTCATAGTAAATGTTAAATTGTATGGTACAGGATGTAAATAACTTGTCATATTACTGGCGCTTGGTACTGATACACTACATACATTTGCACTTGAATTAACTTTTCTTTCAGTACCAAAATCCATTGTAGTAATCCACGCAGTTATCATTGGTAATGTTTGGTCATTTTTCTTCTCATTTAACCAAAACCATGTTTTTTCTTTACCAGCAAATTTTACTGGTACTTCAATATACTTATCAATGGTTGTTCCATCTTCTAAATATCTAATAACTTTTATATCATTAAACGCATCAAGAAAATTTATTATTGTTCTTCTTAATGCTTTATAGTAAAAATATGTTTTCATTTAATTTTCCTTTAATGTCCGTAAACACTATTATCATAATCTATATTGCTATCACTTTCATCTTCTATCCATTCATTATCTCCAAAAGCAGTAAGTGGTGTTGTTAATGTTGAATCAATATCATCACTAATACTTTTTGCTGATACTGATTGTTCACTAAAACGAAACGCTTTAAGTATGAATCCCCAAGCCATTTTTTTTAGTTGAAAAATTTGTTCTTCTTCGTGAACGTCTGCTATTTCATATGACCGATTATTCCAAAGTGTTTTTATAACATCACCTGGCTTAGGATTATATCCTGCACTAACATCACGTGAAAACATAAACTTTGGCATAGAAGCATATTGGATTGATTCTTCTGAGTTGATTCCAAACCCAGACGTTAATGTTGGTTCTTCAGTTGGTTCATATAGTAATTTTGATTCTAATGCAGATAAGTATTTTGTGTTTACTGATTCGCCATAAAGAGTATCCATTCCAATTGTTTCGTCTCGTATATAATATTCAATTTTTATACCTGCTATATCAGTAAATTCAACAATATAATCTTCAAACAAATCATGCTCTGGATTATTTTCTAAATTATATAATTCCCATTTTGGTTTTATAAGCTTACTTGCATTTGCCATATTTTATTTCCTCATTAATTTCATATGTTGTTCCATTATTATTTTAAGAGAATCTTCTAAAAACTTTACTCTATTTTTTAGTTTTCCTAATTCGTTTGTTTCAGGTTTATTTAATTCTTTCTCCACAATTTTTTCTTCAAGCATACTTTTCATATGTTTATTATAATCACCATCACCTGTCATACCACCATTTGGATTATCTGGTGTTGGTTGATTCATACGAATAGGTGTATCAAGTTTACCGTCTTTTTGCATTTGTTCATAAACGCTTGTTATTGACATTTTTAATCTCCTTTAGTATCTTTTTCCACTTCTTTTTTAGTTTTATCTTTTCCTCGCCACATTGTAGAACCATATTTTTTATCTTTTATTGAGGCACAAAACCCTTTTGCTTTTTGTTCATCAAAACCTTCTTTTCCTTTCATGCGTGCAACACAAACATCAAAAAATCCTTTATCATCTGCTTTCTTACCAATAGTTTTTTCAAACTTTTTTATAGAATCATCATCCCAACCTTTAGTTTGTATTGGTGCTTCATTTACAGATTCTATTACTCCATAGTTTGTGTGTGTATTAATATAATGAACTGTAGCAAGCTTTGGTGATTTAAAAGTTTCTTTGCATTTCTTACATACAAACAAACCTTTTTTATCTGCATAAATATCACCACTTTTTAATAACTTATCTCTAAGTTTTAAAGCATCTTTTATAGATATTTCATTTAAGAATTTTTTAAATCTCATATTTTCTCCTTATCCAATCATTATTGGAAATCCTTCAAAGTTTTCTTCTAGCATTAGTGTTTCTTTCAATTCTGTTTTTTCTTCTTTACCTTCTGAAATTAGTGTGTCTCCATCTAATGATATGCCTGTGTTTCCAATAGAAGCAAACTGTGAAAATTTGCTTCTAATTCTACCAAGAATTATTTTACATTCGGCAAGAGCATAATCAAAAATCCAATCCGTATCATAAAAATTATTATCTGTATCACCACTTTCCCAACCACTAAGAGAACTACCTTCAATCATATATGTTCTAAGTAATACCCAACCTGGTGAGTCAACAACTACACCATTAACATCAGTAACACTTAATGATGAACCTGATGGTGGAGCAGGATGAATTTCAAGTTCGTTTGTATATCTATGATATTTATAATTATATTTTGAAGGAGTATATCTTTGAACTGTTTCTAAAAAATCTCTAGCAATATGATATGAAATCATAGAATAACTATCACCAGTAGTATTTCTTAACATATCAAAAGCGCCTTGATTATATAAAAAATTATCAATAGTAAATAATGTATTTATATCACCATATGTTCCTGCTCTATCTTCATAATTTACTACTTCTGTTACACCAACTGGTAAGTCATATACATATTTATTAGCAGATAACATTACAGTAATAAATGTTTCTTGTGTTGCTTGACCAACAGCCCACTTAATAAATTTACTACGTGCATAATCAATAGCATCATATATTTGTGTTGGGTCCAATTCTACTTTTACCATTGGATAACCAAGACGTCTTTTTATTTTTTCTGATAAATCAGATTTAGTAATTGCCATAATTTTAATCCTTTTATTTATTTATATTTATTTAGTCAAAAACATTTGAATTTGTTAACCACGACCAATCTTCAATCATAACTTCAACATCAGTTAATATTCCCCATGTGTCATCTTTTTCTTTTTTCTTAATAAATCCATAACCTTCATCTAATACATTCATTTCTAATATATAAGTTCCCCAATATAAAGCGGATACTAAATCATCTGGTTTGTCTTTTCCAAAAAATTTAGTTCCTTCTTCAATAAATGAACCAAGTTCTTCAATTGTTTCTCTATCAACAATTTTAACACTTCCATCTTCTATTAGTTTTTTCATAAGCAAAACAGCTTTAGGTTTTGTTTTTGTTGATGCTCTTATTCCTAAACTAGCTGATTTGGAACCTGTATTTACAAGATTTGGATTTTCTAAATCCCACCATAATCTTTGAACAACAGCAGAACCTTCACCGTTGTTTTCACACATTATATGTGCATTATTATAATAATATGACATTTTACTTAATATTTCTGTAAATTCATATACATCAGTAAGATTATCTCTAAACACTGCAACTTGTTCAAAATTAATAGGATTAATACTTTTTAATTTTAAAATTTGTATTGTTGACCAATTTTGACCAGTTCCTTTGGCTGGGTCTGCAGAAACAACATATATACAACCTTCTTCTGGTTTTTCCCAAACTTGCAATCTGTCTTGTAAATCTCTAAGTAATGGTTCTTTCCATGATGCTAATAATACTTTTATTGTTTCAGCATTAATAACTGTATTTGTTGAACCAACGAATTTTACAGCAAATTCTTGATTAAATTTTTGTTGTCCTAAATTTTTTATTTGGTCTTTAGCCCATTCTTGGTCCCTACCAGGTA